AGCAGATAATTTTTTACCATCTTTTATAGCATGTCTTGTAGGTTTACTTGAATCAAAGTATGGCATGTTTAACCAATTACCAAAATCTTTTTCACTTGCTAATCTTATTTGTTTAGGAAATATTTCAACACCACTATAACCTAATGTCACTGCTGCTTCCATTAATTTAGTTCTAACTAATTTAGCATCGCTAAAATCTTTTAAAAATAAATATATATGAGCACCACCACTTTTAGTTTTACAAACTATTAATGGTAATTTTATTTTTGATAAATCTTTTTCTAATTTATTAAAATCTAAATTATAAATGTCAACATCAATAGCACCCCATTTACAAGTACCATCATCTTTAAGTGGAAATATTCCTAAACCATACTTACCATCTAAATGTTGTTGCCAAAGTTCTTCAGTTGCTGGTTCTGTTTTAGTTAATGCATGTCCTTGTTTTTTACCTTTGTCAGTTATTTTTCCTGATAATGTATATGTGCCATGTGCACGATCTAAACCAGCAAATAATTCTAAAAACCTTTTTTTCATATAAACCTAATAAAAAACTCTCCCATATTTGGTCATAGCCGACAATATCGACTATGACCTGTGCATTAGTACCTCCTTTGATAGAGTTTAGAAACGACTATCTTTAGAAGAACTATCTGACTCTAGAGGATCGCCAGATATTTTTGCGTCTCCTGATTTAGCCATATCACGAAACTCCTGTGCCTTTTTGAAAATATTTTCATTTTCAATTAACACAGGCTCTCCATCAATAAAGTAACCATACCAAGACCCTCTATCATTCGTCTCTTGTTTGGTTGTCAAAGTCCAGATATGAGAAAACATCGGTGCTGTAAATCTACTTCCATCTTTTCTTTTGATTGATAGATTTTGCATCCTAGTCATCCAAGACCTTGATTTCTTTATTTGTGAAGATTTCATTGTCAAAACAACTGGCTCTGGTTGACCATTAACCAGTTGTAACACGAAATGATATCTCGTGTCGGACAATATGTTACCCTCGTCGGTTATTAACTCAAGAGGATTTTTTGGTGATTGATTTGCATTTAGTACAACATCGCTGTCAGGCAAATGTACACCTCGCAACCCACCACCTTTCTCTCTTGGCACCCACTCAACAAATTTTCTTGAATAGTGACAAGGAATAATTTGTATCCCTTGTTTACCATCAAATAATTTGCCTGTGGTTAAGTTAGCAAACATTCCTGCTTTTGCACCTTGTATATATGATGCATGCTCTGGATCTGTTTGGTCTGACATTTTTTGCAGTATTTGCAAAAATGGAATAGCATATGAATCAGAACTTGCTTCTTCAAATCCTGCTCCAGAAAACTTTTCCATGTCAGCTAATGATACTGGTACACTACCAGTATTTTTTTTAGTAATGTCTGTATTTGACATATTACTCCTTATGTTTTTGGTTTCATCTGCCATGTTTAACGACCGACAGACTCAAGTCGTTTTTCTGCTAAAGTTTTTTCATGCATACCTATAAGACTTAATTTATATTTATGCTCTACTTCATCTTTTTGCAGGAAAAACTTGTCAACAAGATATTGAGTTGCAATTAAATTTTTAGGTGTAACATTATTATATGCTGAATACCTAACCAACTCTTTATCAATATCTTCTTCTGTTATATCTTTTTTAAAAGTTATAATTTTTTCTCCAAAGTCAAACTCTAATTGTTTTGACATTTGAATTATATTATCAAATTTTAAATCGTCCATTATTTTACCACCTCTTTTATAGTTGCTTCAACTACTCTATTTACACCTAACTCTTCAAGAGGAACATTAGCACCTTTTTGTATTTCATCTTTTACTAATGCTTTGAATGAACCAGTATGGACATTTTCTTCTCTAGTGTAGTCAAGTCCAGATTTTTCTATATATGCACAAACATCTGCAGCAACATTATCTTTACCTTTACCAACACTTGCTACAATTTCATTTTTTACTAGACCTGCATGGTTATTATCTCTTAACCATTTTATTATAAATGGTCTTTTTTCTTTTGTGATACTAGCAAAAAATTTTTCTGCTTTTGCTATTTTAAATACTTTACCATCTACTTCTATTTCTTGACTTATAATATCTAACTCATTCATAAGTTCAGGAAGATCTTCATACCTTAACTTATTTAATTTTTTAGATTCAGATTTTAATGCATCTGTTAAATCATTTACTATTTTAGATTGGTCAACTATTTGTTTTGATAATTTAATAACACCAGAGAGGTCGGTCTTATCAAGTTTCTGACTGGCTTTGTCTATTGCGTCTATTATACTCATTTTATTTTTCTCCTTTGTTCTAGTTTTATGGTTCTGATTATATACTTTATTTATTCATAGTAAACTCCACAGATATATAATCTTTCACTTTGCTATCCCAATATAACATTTTTAAATTTTTATTATTTTGAGATGCAATTATTCCAGCCATAACCATAGCAGTTGGGTTACCTATTGCTAGCAAATAATCATCATCGCTGAAATCTTTTAGTGAATCTTGTAATGTAGATATCATTGGCTCTGTATCTATTGGTAATGAGCCATGTGGTAAAAGGACTTTTAATTCTCCAAATTTTTTAGCTGGAGATAAATCATATGCTTGCATCCATCTTCCAGTTTTTGGATCTCGCTTTCTTGGTTCTTGTGGTATGTAAACTACAGCCATTCTTTAATATTATCTCCTGTTATTATATTTGCTAATTCTTGCTTCTCAAGTAATACCTTAATTATCTTATTATCTAAAGTGTTTTCTGCAATCAAGTCAAAATAAAGCACATTATTTTTTTGACCTATCCTATGTGCTCTGTCTTCAGATTGTTGTCGCTCACCATACTTAAAACTATTGCTGTAATATATGACATTATTAGCAACAAATAGATTTAAACCCTCTGATGCTGTGGCAGGATTAGCAACAAATACTCTGGCTTGTTTTGATTGAAATTTGATTAAATTCTTTTGTCTAGTGTCTGCTTTTGTATCACCATCATATCTAACATTTGTAATTTTATTTTTATCTAACTCTTTACAAATTATATTTATGTCGTGTCTAAACCTACACCAAATAATTATGCTTTGGTCTTCTGGTATATCATTAATTATTTCCATAGTTGTATTTAATCTTGGATGATTTTCTTCATCAACAAATTTAGTTTTATCATTTTCTAAAATTACAAAGTTACTTGTAACTTGTTGTAACTTCATCAATCTTGTTAGTGCCATTGGTAATGGTATTTGGCTTTTATCTAACTCTAAAATAAATTCTTCTTTTATAGTATCATAAACATCTCGTTGTTTACTAGATAATTTAAAATATCTTTTAGTATGTATTTTTTCTGGTAAATCCAAACATTCTGCTTTAGTAATTCTATATGAAAATGGATCTAGTAATGATTTTAACTCATCAAGATTTCTATAACTTTTTAACTCATCATATTGTCTATTGCTACCCCAATTAGTTTTCTTTTCAAAAACACCATAATAATTTTTAAATGAGTAAAATGAACTATGGTCTATGATTGTTTTATCTAAAAACTCAAATTGTGAGTAAACATCAAATGGTGAATTAGTAACAGGTGTACCAGTCAATATTCTTTTATATGTAGCAAAGTTTCCTAATTTAATTATTTCCCTAGTTTGTTTTGCTTTTGGATTTTTTATTCTTGCTGATTCATCAACAACCATCATTACATTTTTCCTTCTACAAAATGTTAAAAAATTAAAAACTGCTTTGGGAACTCTAAATGATTCAACATTACAAGTTAAAATACATAGTTCTTTATTATTCAATAAATCTAAAAATTTTTCCTGGAATTTTTTAGTTTTACTTTTACTATTATCCCAAAACATACTTTTATATTTTATATCTTCTGGCATGTGTTTTGGTACTTCATCATTAATCCAGTTACGATGAACACCATTTGGTGCTACTACTAATACTGCATCAATATTGCCTTTTTTGTATAGATATGAAAAATTATCAATAATTACTTTAGTTTTGCCTGTGCCTTGCTCCATTAACAGAGCATAATTAGGCATATCTTTTATTTTATTAAATATGTTTTCTTGGTGTTTATATGGTTTTGTTCTAAATTTATAATCCATGGTTCTATTTACTTTATTATATAGTCTTGGTAAACCTCTGGTAGTAAAAGATTTACTTTTTGCTTTACTTTTATTATTTACTTTTATAATTTACTTTTATATAAAAGTAAAATAAAAAGAGAGCAAAATGAGAATAAAACATAACTATATAAAGTTGCATATTAAGCAACCAGAACGAAGATTCAACGAGAACTCCAATAGGAAGAAGATCGCTGATATAATAAATGATTTGAATAAACCATGTTTGTTAAGTGAAGTAATAGAACAAGCAGAAATAAAACATAATATAAACAAAAAGAATGTATTAGCCATTATTAGTAAACTAAAACAATGTGGTTATTTAAACATTGAAAATTACATACCTAATGATGGAGGGAAAATATGATAATAGCAGGTGCAGGACTTGCTGGTTTGATTGCTGGTAATATTTTTAGAAATTATTCGCCAAGAATAATTGAACGACAAAATAGTCTGCCTAATAATCACAGAGCAATATTAAGATTTAGAGACCATTCAGTTTCTAAAGCAACAGGAATAGAATTTAAAAAAGTAAAAGTAAGGAAAGCAATAGCATACAAAGGAGATTGGTTGAGTAGGTCAAACCCAAAAGTTGCTAATTTATATTCTATTAAAGTTACAGGAAAAGTTCAATCAAGATCGTGTTGGAATTTAAATGATGCTGAAAGATATATTTCACCAGATGATTTTATAATGCGTATAGCAAAAGGACTTACAATAAATTATAATGAAACATTACATAAATCTATGTTTGATGGTCAACCTATAATTAGTACAATACCAATGCCTGCAATGATGGATATAGTTGGTTGGAAAGAAAAACCAGATTTTCCATTTAGAAGTATTTGGTCTTGTTGGTGTGAGATTGCTGATTATGATATTTCAGTTAATCAAACTATTTATTATCCAGATTTAAAAGATCCATATTACAGAGCATCATTATTAGGAAATAAATTAATACTTGAATATAATCAAGAGCCATGGCAAGCACCAGAAGATGTTTTAAGTGTTTTAATGAATGACTTTGGTATTAATTCAAAAATAAAAAACTTAAATGTCAAAAAGCAAAAGTTTGGTAAGATATCTGCTATTGATGATAATTTAAGAAAAGAGTTTCTATATTACTTGACTAGAGAATTTAATGTTTATTCTTTAGGCAGGTTTGCTACTTGGAAGCAAATAATTTTAGATGATGTTGTTGACGATGCTAACAAGATTATGAAACTTATAAATGTAGAAAATAAAAGAAGAAACTATCATGTTAATATGACTATAATGAATGGAGAACTAAATGACAGCAAAAGTTAAATTAGTAAACTATACATCAGACGCAAAAAATTTATTATTGTTTACAAAAAATACTAGATTATTTGACCATGATGATAGTTTTGATGAAATAAAAAACTGGAGCGATGAAAAGAAGCAAGAAGAACTTGATTACATGTTAAAAACTATAAAATCAAGTTGGGAGTTTATTGATTACACTTTTATTTTATCTGGTGTAAGCAGAGGATTTACTCATCAATTTGTAAGAACTAGACAAGCAAGTTATGCACAACAATCTTTAAGAGTTGTATCAAAGTCTGGTTTTGATTATGTAGTTCCAGAGAGATTAAAACAACCAGAAAATAGAGATGCTTTAATAACATATCGCAAAGCAATGGAACAAATAGATGCTCATTATAATATTTTATTGGGTATGGGTGTTCCAGTTGAAGATGCAAGAGGAATTTTGCCTACTAATATATGTACAAAAATAGTAGCAAAATTTAATCTACGAACTTTACATGAAACTGCAAAGTCTAGATTATCACCAAGAGCCCAACATGAAATGAGAGAAACATTTAAGTTAATGGTTGAACAAGTTGTCACAGTTCATCCATGGGCAAAACCTTTTTTAGAACCTACAGAATGGTCTGCACCAAGTATGGGCAGAAGTCTTAACAAAGAGGAGTTTAAAAAGGAGGACAAGTAATGGCTGTAATGGGGAAAGTCACTGATGTTGTCGATCTTCCTATGGGTGTTGCGGAAACAAAACACCAACCAGCAACTTTGGTAAAGTTTGCTTCAGGAAGTCATACCTTTATGAATAAGGATGAATTTCAAAAGCAAAAACCATATATTGATTGGTACAGAAGAGAAGAAAACACAGATGGAAATTAATTAGAAAAAAGGAGAACTAAAATGTCGGTAATGAATGTGGTCACAGACTTGGATGGAACTATCTGTGATTATACCCATAGACTTGCACACTTAAAATCAAAAGACTGGCATGAGTTCAATCGTCTTTGTGTTTATGATAAACCAATAATTCCAATACTTGATTTAGTTCAAGCAATGCATAGTTATGGTGCTAGGATTTATGTCTTTACTGCTAGACCAATAGATTATTACAAACAAACAAAAGCATGGTTGAATAAATATAGAGTTCCATTTGTAGATATTTATATGAGACCAACAGATGATACAAGGTCTGACAAAGCAGTAAAATCAGATTTTATCAAAACATTTACAGAAGTACATAAAGAAAAAATACATTTTGCTATTGATGACAGATTAGTCATATGTAATTTATTCAGGTCAAAAGGTATTGTTTGTTTGCACGCAAGAGATGGAGATGATGATTATGACTCACATAAAAAAGATTAGTTTACTTTTTATCTTTATTTTATTATGTAGTTGTAGTAATATCGCATTTGATAAATTCGACAGATCAAAAGGAAATTTAATTTTTAAAATTTTAAAAAGTAATAAAACAAAATGAAGAATGCAGCAGATATATTAAAAGAAGCAAGTAAAACTTTTTTAGAACGAAACAAAGTTTATGGTGATAACTATAAATCAGTTGGCAGAGTAATGAAAGCATTATTTCCTAATGGTGTTAATTTAAAAACAGAAGAAGATTTTAACACATGGCACTTGTTTGAATTAGTTATAGTAAAAATAACTAGATTTGCAAATAGTAATTTAAAACATAAAGATAGCATACATGACACAGCAGTTTATTCTGCTATGATAGAATCATTAATAAAGGAGGACAAGTGAGTAAAATATTAATAACTGGATCTGGTAAAGGTTTAGGATTAGCATTAAAAAATAAATTAAAAGAACAAGGTCACACAGTTTATGAGTATGATACATCAAATAATAAAGATGTAACCAAACCAGATTTATCAAATGGTCTAGTTCCTATTTTAGAATTAGATATTTTAATTAATAATGCTGGTGTAAATATTATTGATTGGCTTGAAAATTTTACAGAGGAACAATGGGATAAGGTTGTTGATACTAATGCCAAAGGAATTTTTATGATGAGTAAAGCATGTTTGCCTTTATTAATTAAAAGTAAAGGAACTATTTTAAATATTGTTAGTAATGCAGCACACATGCCAATGACTTGTTCACTTGCTTATAATGCATCAAAAGGTGCAGCACACATTATGACTTTACAATTAGCAAGAGAACTTACTAAAAAACATGGGATAACAGTTTTTGGTATTGCACCTAATAAATTATGTAATACTCAAATGAGTAAATCAATTGATGAACAAGTTGTAAAAACTCGTGGTTGGACAAAAGAACATGCTGTTCAATATCAATTAAATGGTTTACTAACAGGACAGGAAACACCCCCTGAACTTGTTGCTGACTTCATATCTTATTTATTAAAAGATAAAAAAAGTCATAAATTTTTAACTGGGTGCATAATACCATATGGAGCATAATATGAAATTTATAATAGAACAAATAGCAATATGTCCAAAAGATCCAAGCAAAGCAAAACAATTATTAAAAGATATGGGTGCTGTTGATTGGTCTGAAGACAGAGTAATAGCAAAAGGAAAAGTTTTTGATAATCAATCAGAAAATACAGCAGATTTATCTTTTAACTATGACTTAATACAAGGAAAAGAGTTTGAAGTTTTAAATTATATTGCTGGTGATAATTGGATGAAAGAACAAAGTAGAGTTAATTCTGTAAGTCATTTAGGTATGCATTGTACTGCTGATGAGTTATTAAATTGGAGAGACTTTTTTGATGAAAGAGGAATAAAAGTTGCTCAAGAAGTTTTTACAAAATCACATACCAATCCTGTAATTGCTGGTAAAAGAAAATATAATTATGTTATATTTGATACAAAAGAAATACTTGGAGTTGATTTAAAATTTATTGTTAGGATTAATCAATGATTGTATTTGATACTGAAACAACTGGTTTGCCTTTAACTCATAGTGCTCCATTAGAAAGTCAACCTAAAATTATTGAGATAGCAGTAATTAAACTTGACTTTGATATGAATGAGATTGAAAGGTTTGAAGCATTAGTAAATCCTGAAAGACCAATACCAAAAGAAGCAACTGCAGTAAATAATATTTCTGATGATGATGTAAAAGATAAACCACCCTTTGCTGGAATTTATTTAGATTTATGTAATATATTTTCTGGTGAGACAGATGTGTTTGCTCATAATTGTGCTTTTGATATGGACATGTTAGTTTTTGAATTAAAAAGATTAGGCAATGAATTTAAGTTTCCATATCCTACAAATCAAAATTGCACAGTTGAGTTAAGCAGACCTTTGTTACAAGGTGAAGATGCACCTCGTTCATTAAGACAAGTAGATTTATATTGGCATGCATTTGAAAAGAAATATGAAGCACACAGAGCAATGAATGATGTTGAAGCATTAGTTGAATATATAAAATGGATGAGGAAACAATATTTAGTATGATAAATTTAAAAGTAAGAACAGAATATAGTTTTAGGAAAGCATATGGAAAACTTTCTGATATAATTAAAAACACAAAACAAAATGCTTTGGGTATTGCTGACTTTGGTACTTGGGGTTGGGTAAAATTTAAAGCTGAATGTGAAAAGAATAATCTTAAACCTATATTCGGATTAGAGTTTGCTGTTGTTTTAAATGCAGAAGAAAAAACAAAACAACCAACAAACTACATGACCATGATTGCTAAAAATTTAAAAGGCATTAAAAATATTTATGAATTATCAACTTACTCTCAAAACTTTTTTTATTATGAAGCAAGAATAGATTATGAAAAGTTATTAGAATATTGTGATGATAATGTAATTTTATTATCTGGTGACAACCCACAAGTAAGTTTTTTTAAAGATTATAAAAATTTTTATTTAGAAGCATCACCAAAATCACCTGCTTGGTTGCGTAGGATTAATGATGTTAGTAAAAAATATAATATTCCAATCATTGCTTGTTCTGATAATTATTATCCAAGACCACAAGACAAAGGTGTTTATCAAATAGTTGTTGGTGATAGAAATAGAGTTACAAGAACTACAATACAACACATAGCAACTGAATGGGAACTGAAAGCAGCAATGCCCATGATTCCTGATTCTGCATATAAATTATCTGATGAATTAGTAAAACAAATAGAAGTTTTTGATTTACCAAAAGCAACAAATGTTAAATATAAATCTGATAGGTCTTTACTAGATATATGTAAAGAAAATGCAAAAAGAAAAAATGTTGATTTGAATGATAAGGTTTATGCTGAAAGATTAGACAGAGAGTTAAAACTTATAAAAGAAAAAGATTTTGAAGATTATTTTTTTGTAATCTCTGATATGGTAATAAAAGCAAAAAAGGATATGTTAGTTGGTCCAGCAAGAGGAAGTTCAGCAGGAAGTTTGGTTTGTTATTTATTAGATATCACTGATGTAGATCCCATTGTTCATGACTTAATGTTTGAAAGATTTATAGATGTAAACAGATTAGATTTACCTGATATTGATATTGACTTTCCTGATGTTAAAAGAGAATCAGTTATACAAAAATTAAGAGATACTTATGGCGATGATTGTGTTGCTCATATTGGTACTGTGTCTAGACTTAAACCAAAGTCAGCATTGACAGAAGTAAGTAAATCTTTAAAAATACCTTTATGGGAAGTAGAAGATTTAAAAAAGTCTATTGTTGAAAGAAGTTCTGGTGATGCTAGAGCATCATTTTGTATTCGTGATACTTTTGAAACTTTAGATATTGGTAAATCGTTAGTTGAAAAATATCCAGGATTGAGAGCAGCAGAAGCAGTTGAAAATCATTCAAGGCATTCAGGTAAACATGCTGCTGGTATTATTGTTCTTAATGATTCAGTAAAAAATTATTGTTCTGTAAACAAAGATGGTATTGCTCAAATAGAAAAAGATGATGCTGAAAGATTAAACATTTTAAAGATTGATGCTTTAGGTTTGCGTACATTATCTATTATTGAAGATTGTTTACAAGAGATAGGTAAATCAAAAGACTTTTTATTAAATGTAAATTTAGAAGATGAAAAGACTTTTAAAATTTTTAATGATGAAAAGTTT